CGTTTCTAATCCTTATTTTCGCCACTTACCTGCCTTTTGCCTGATTTTTAGAGATTAAACAGGATGTTGACCGAACAAGAATGGATGGCTCGCCACAATGGGAGCCCCAAGTTTCAAAAACTACCTCATGCTGAAAAGCTTCGACGTTACGCAGACTACCTGCGATCTGGACCTAACATCGCGAAAGCGATGAGTGTCCGATCTTCAGGGGTCTCTAACTCACGCACCTCGCGCGACCGCATGACAGTCGCACAAGCTTCTGCTAAGCACGGCTTGGCCTCGACTCCTCAAGGCCATGATTACCTCACCGCGAGGTTTAATCCGTTCTGTCCCAAGCTTGTTGGAGGGGTGGGTTACCCTCACCCGGCTCCGGGAGGCTCTTCCAAGTATCGTGGTTTCGCAGAAATCACTGTACAAACGAATTCGCTCGGTTTCGGCTACGTCGTAGCTTGCTCCACAACCTGCGGTGCCAATGGAGCCGTCAATACGGGTTCTATCAGTTACTCTACTTCTGCGTGGACTGGAAATCAACCGATTTTCCCGCCCGCGACAGGAGCTACAGGGACTGCTACTACCCAGCTTGGCGGAATTCCTTCGTCTACCGCTGTTGAGACTTCTCTTGCGTTCCGCAAGATCGGTTTCGGCATCAGAGTACGTTCTGAAACTGCACTTCTACAAAAAGCAGGACTCGCTACGAGTATTGACTTCCCAGGATCCAACGGAGATTTGCTCGGGTCTGGGGCGACTATGTCCCAGATTCGAACATCTTATCCTTTGTGGTCCAAAGGTTACGTCCTCAATGAAGGTCGATCTCCTTGGATTTCATGTATCTGGAGTCCAAAAGATCCCACCCACTCATATTTTGAGACTGGTTTTGATGCAAATTCCGCATTTTTTAGTGCGGCAGATGCTCTTGACACGTTGCATTTTTATGGGTTTCCTGGTACCCAAGGTGCTGTCACCTACCGATGGGATCAGGGAATTTTCTTTGAGGGTGCTCCAAACGCAACCTTTCAATGTCAGATCGTAGGTTTCTATGAGCTCATCGGCACTCAGCGTGTTCCGACTATGATTTCTCAAATAACGCCAACTTACAGAGACACCAAAGCTTCTCGGACTGCGGACCAGTCTACAGAATCGGCTTCTCTTAATGTGAGTCAGAAGAACACTGAAGGCGCTATCACAGTAGACTCGATTTTCCAGGGCGTCCTTTCTGGCGGCCAGAAGCTCCTTTCTGCTGCTCAAGGCGCTGGAAATGCTCTTAAGATGTTGGAGAGTTATATGCCGAACAACGCCATGCAGAATGCCAATATGGACGTAAGTATGCTTTCCGAGGCCCCTTCCCTTGGAGGATACTTGACGGACGCCCAGGCTTCAATGCCAGTCATCACGGACCTAGAGACTGGCGCGGAGTTGCTTCCGATGCTCTTATAGATCATGAGTTCGCGGGCGAACTTACCTAAAAGCCCGGGGTTTCTGGTGCCCGCCACCAGAGTTCGCAGGCGAACGTTAAAAGCCTGGGTGCTGTTACCCTAACAGATTGAGAAAACAATTCAACCCGTTGAGCACGTAATGTTCCGTCAGAGTTGACGAGTTGGGATTTCGATCCCAAAGTAACACTCGGCACTTGTGGTTTAGCTCGCCCTTGTGTTGTAAACTTGCTACCTCACTCTCCACTGAGACCCGACCCGCCACGCTGGGTCGTAAAGGTAAAAGCGGTGGGCCTCCAGCTGCGAAAGCGGCTGAGAAGGGACCCGGTAAAGACCCGACGAAGTCTAGAAAAGCGTCTAGGTCGGGGGGATCTCAACCGCCCCCCCAACCGAGGAAAAGAGGTGCACGTGGCGCTCAAAAGCGACACAGTATAAACCAGTCTCTTCGAGATACTGCTGCTCGTGAAGCTCCTCCTCCACCTTCGGTGGATGAGCTTCTGGCAGGGCATCCTGTTGCTGCTGCTGTTATTAAGCAGAAGACCAAGATGCAATTGCTTCTCGAAGAAATGGAAAACAGCCGAGTTGACTTGGCCCGTTACTTGGCTCACCACAAGCCGAATGGAATTGATGATTTTGATCAACTCTATGAACTTGTGGAATTACAGGCCCGACTTAATGACGAAAGTCATTATGCATTCTATCAAGCCTTGCTGTATCTCAGCAAAGATATTGAAGGGGTAACTGATGAAGATTTGCTCTACTATGAAGTAGTAGATGCTCCTGGTGACGTTCGGAACTCCCATAGGAGTGGCCCGAACGCCAAGCAAATCATCATCTGTATTATTCTTTGCTACATCATGTACGTCTTGGATCGAGTGCTTGACGACTGTTATCTAATTAGCTACGGAATTTCAGTAGAATACTGTTTTAGATTTTCCTTTAAGAGGCATTATTTGTTTGGAACGAACATTAATGAGAATTATGGGAGGAACTTTCCGTGGGTCACCAAACAGACTGATGAGGAGTACTTTGTTAGGGGTTTCTTTATCCTCTTATTTGTGCTCATCATGCTCTATATCTGTTGGCCTAGTTATAAGAGTCTGAAGCACTTGTTAGTTCATCACTTGAAATTCGTCCCTGCACCCGCCGAAATTTCAAGTGCTAAGCGAAACGTTGTATTCAGAGCAAGTCCGGCTCTTGAGTACGCGGATCCTCGCACGGTTGAACACAGGGTAAAAATCTTTCTTCAGAAGGACGTCGACAGTAGTGGGCGCCTTTCTTTTGAAGATTTTGATCCGGACCCTGCCTGGTTTCGAGATATCACCATTTATGCGTGGAATGATGAGTTCGAAGCTGGAGAATACTATCCGGCTGCCAGAATCAGGAAGGCATACCCTGATGCTGCGCCTAATGTGGACGGTGGCATAGTGGACCTCACTTTGTTGCGATGGCTCTGTTCCATGCCTCGCATTTCTGATGTTTCACGGCCATTCAACAACGTTCGTGACTTTGTCCGAACGTCTGTCGCGGTGGGAGGGCATATTTACGGGGATTTTTCCTCGGAACTTGCTCAAAGCGTCTTTTCAACGTCGAGCGTAATTACGTTGATGAGATGGCTCAAAACAGCCCGCCGCTCTGCGGGTCACTTGACGACGCCAAGTGAGCCCGTAGATTGGTCTTTATAAGCGGGCCCCTTTCGCCCGAGCGGGACTATCTCTACGGTTACAACTACGACGAGGTGGATTTGGCCGAGTTTGACGACACTGATCCTCCTGGAGGAAAGGTGACTCGAATTACTCGTTCGAACCGACTTCGTCGTAACCCTGAGATGGTGTCTCTACTTAGTAGAGTAGTCGGTGGTGTTTATTTTAGGCCCAACACTGCTGATCCCCTGTCGGCTGAAAGGGGCCTCCGCAAAAGACTGATTCATCCCAGACCTCCTATTGATCCTCGGCTTCTGAAGAAGCTTAAGGTCTTTACTCAGGACTGGCTCAAACGAAATCTGGTGCCGTTGTCTTTTGACGAAGTGCCAGATTTTGAGGATTGGGTGACTGAAGTCAACCAACCACAGTCCGTGAAGGACGAGTACCGTGAGGCGTACCGCCAGATAATGGATGGTGAGATTGATCTCAAGAAGAAACTTGCAGAGAAAAAGATCTTTGTTAAAGCAGAGTTTTATCCTGAGCCCAAATATCACCGCTGTATTCATGCGCCTACAAATTACGAGAAAGTACTGCACGGGCCGATTGCGTCTGCCATGGAGAAGAAACTCTTCGCCTTGGCCTTTTTCATAAAGAAAGTTCCTAGGCGAGACTGGCCTGAGTACATATCTAACATTTGCAGTGGAGTTAATCTCAACTGTTATGCTAGTGACTATTCTTCGTTTGAAGCTAGTTTTGTTCCTCAGATTCAGCGAACCTTAGAACTTGCCTTTACGAAATACATGTGCGCTAACCTCCTTGCAGATCAAGGTGTAGACGATATTCTTCATACTGACCGAAAACGTGTGTTTGTGTCTAAGATGCTCAATGCATTTGTGACAGGTCGACGCGCGAGCGGACAGATGATGACCTCGCTTTTCAACGGATTTTCAAATCTTGTTGTGAATGAGTTCGTTTGCACTCAGTTATGCGGAGCTAGTGTTTTCCGGGGCGTTGTAGAGGGAGATGACGGGCTTTTTGTCCACAATGGCCGCCCCCCTCTAGAGTCCGACTTTTTGCGTTTAGGCTTTATCATTAAGATTGTTAATGTAGAGCATTTCACAGAGGCGAGTTTCTGTGGCGTTGTTTTTGATCCTAATGTGTGTACAACCATTGGTGATCCCTGGAGAGTCCTCATGTCTGTCTCTTGGGCAGGCCAGGACTACCTTCGGTGTAACGACGAAACGCTTCGGATTTTGGGTGTAGTTAAAGCCCTGTCTTATTTGGCAGGGTACCCACGATGCCCCGTGACCACTGCCATTGCCGATTGGCTCCTACGTACCAATGACTTCGACCAGAAAAAGTTGGAGTATTACCTCCGTTGGTACACAGAACAACGTGCGACTGGTTGGTGGCTTCGTCAGGAGGCCCAAAGCTACTACGGCCTTGACTATGAACAGCTCCGACTGCAAACTGTTCCGATTGAGAACAGACTGGTCGTTGAGAAAGTTTTCCACATGCCTGTGGACGTTCAGCTGGAGCTCGAAGAGCGCTTCCGGACTAGTGAACGTACCGTCGATGTGTCTGACATTGTTCCCGAAAAGTACCGACTGAATTACCTCAGTTATGTCCGCAAGAAAAGCCGGTTTGATCGAGAACTAGGCTTATTCTTTGATCCGCCTCCCGTTCTTCGTTACGAAGAGCGTCGGCGAGAGAATGCGGCATTTTAGTACTTTTCAGTAGCGGTGGGGAATTTTAGTGGCTCTTTGAGACATGATCCCCATGACAAGCCTGAGCGCCTTGTCCGTCGCAGCTTAGAATGCCCTCAGGAACGCCCCTGAGTAAGGAGTCACGCCCTTACTGGCAGAGTGATTTTGGTCCCCCTTCGCGGGGTGTGAGACAACTGGCTCACGTAGACCAGGTTAAAATCCCACTGGGTCGAACCGCT